CCAAACGCAGGGTTGATGGACGTACCATCACAGTTAGACCCGGACGATTTAGCGGCTGAAGTAGAGATCGAATTGCCCGATAGTGCTAACGTGGTGATGGCCGACATTGAAGCTGAAGATGTTGGCTCCATTGAGATAAGCCCCGAAGATGACGGCGGTGTCGTTATTGATTTTGACCCACAGGACCAGCGTGGTGTCAGCGAAGATTTTTATGCTAACTTGGCAGAAGAGATGCCAGACAGAGAGTTGGCACGTATTTCCAGTGATTTGCTTGGTGAGTTTGATGCTAACAAAGCAGGTCGCCAAGAGTGGGAAGATGCTTATACTAACGGTTTAGAGCTTTTAGGCTTTACTTACGATGAGCGTACTCAGCCTTTTCGTGGAGCCTCCGCAGTAACGCACCCGTTACTTGCTGAAGCGGCTACTCAGTTCCAAGCACAAGCTTTTAACGAACTATTACCTGCTTCGGGTCCCGTCCGTACTGTAGTTATGGGCAAAGAATCTACTTCTAAGAACCAGCAAGCCTCGCGTGTACGTCAGTTTATGAACTACTACATCACGAGTGTTATGGAAGAATACACACCTGACATGGATCAGATGTTGTTTTATCTCCCGTTGGCGGGTTCTACGTTTAAGAAGACTTATTTTGATGAAACGTTAGGTCGTGCGGTATCTAAGTTTGTCCCAGCGGAGAACTTGGTTGTTCCTTATGAGACCTCGGACCTCGAAACATGTCCTAATATTACGCAAGTAGTGCGTATGTCACTTAACGATCTGCGCAAACGACAGATTGGTGGCTCGTATTTAGACGTTGAAGTTATCCCAGCACAGAAAGAATTGTCTGATTTAGAAGGTGAGATGGACCGTATTGAAGGTCTGGAACCTAATCAGATAGATTATGACTGCACAATTTTAGAATGCCACGTCGATTTAGACTTGGAAGGTTACGAAGAGCTTGATGACGAGGGCGAACCCACAGGTATTAAGGTTCCTTACGTTGTAACGTTGTCCGAGGACAATGGTCAGGTGTTGTCGATCCGTCGTAACTACCAAGAAGATGACGAGTTAAAAAGAAAGATACAATACTTTACCCACTTTAAGTTTTTACCGGGATTCGGTTTCTACGGGTTAGGTTTGATCCATACGATTGGTGGTTTGTCACGAACCGCTACAGCGGCGCTGCGACAGTTAATCGACGCCGGTACGTTGTCTAATCTGCCAGCAGGCTTCAAGGCCCGCGGACTACGGATCAGGGACGATGACGATCCGTTGCAGCCCGGTGAGTTCAGAGATGTGGACGCACCCGGAGGGGCTATACGTGACAGCCTTATGCCGCTGCCATTTAAAGGTCCTGACCAAACATTATTTAACCTACTTGGTTTTGTAGTAGAGGCTGGACAGCGTTTTGCGACGATCACGGACCTCAAGGTTGGTGACGGTAATCAGCAAGCTGCGGTAGGTACAACCATCGCTATGATGGAGCAGGGTACTCGTGTAATGAGTGCTGTGCATAAGCGTTTGCACTATGCAATGAAGCAGGAGTTTAAGATTCTTGCGCGTGTAATGTCTGAGAGTTTACCCCAGCAGTATCCATATACTGTACCGGGTGGTGATGAAAGCATCATGCGAGAGGACTTTGATGACCGTGTAGACGTAGTACCGGTTAGTAACCCTAACGTCTTTAGTCAGGCGCAGCGTATTGTAATGGCGCAGACTAAACTACAACTGGCGTCACAAGCGCCGGAGCTTCACAATTTAAACGAAGTGTATCGGGATATGTACGAGGCACTTGGCGTAACTGACGTTGACCGTATAATGAAAGCGGTTCCGACAGATGAGCCTGTACCTATTGATCCTGCACAGGAAAACATTAACGCTCTAGATATGTTGGAGCTACATGCCTTTGAAGGACAAAACCATCAGGCGCACATTACTGCACACTTGGTATTTGGCGCATCACCTATGGTTGGCGGTATGCCTCCTGTTGCTATTAGCTAGCAGAAGCATGTTATGGAACACGTACAGATTGCTGCTAAAGAACAAGCGGCTGTTGCATATTTACAACAAGTGCAACAAAAAGGTGGCCAACCTGCAACAGATGACGAAATGTTAGAAGTTGAGAAGATGACTGCTCAGTTTGTAGCAGAAGGATTGCAGCAGGTTAAACAACTATCTGGCGAATTGTCAGGTGCCGGGGCCCCTGATCCGTTGGTTCAGCTTAAAGAGCAAGAGTTACAGATTAAGGCACAAGGCGATCAGGCCGACCAAGCGATTGACCAAGCCAAGGTTGAACTGGATGCACAGAACCAGCAAATGCGTGGTTCACAGTTTGACAGGCGTCTTGCGTCACAAGAAGCACAAACACAGGCACGTATTCAGTCTGCAATGGAGCGTGAGATATTGAAGCAACGAGGTGACCAATAATGATGGGTAAAAGTTTGAGCTACGCTTATGCTGAAGGCGGCGCGGTTAAACCCCAGCTTCCTGCTATATCGCATCAAGAAATGAATGCCATGCCCGATGGTCCTGAAAAAAGGGCTGCGGCGGGCGCTTTGGTAACATATCGCGAGCAACAAGCCGCGTGGGCCGCGGAGAATCTGACTAAACCTACGGAACCTGTTATCTCCTTAGAACAGATGCAAGCTATGCCGATGGGTGAAGAAAAGGTGGCGGCAGCAAACGCCATATCTGCTTATGCAGCGGCTATGAAAGATTATCGCAAGGAGGCTAACCCCGATATTGATTACAGCGAAGCCGGTCATGCGGCGGCACTTGCCGATGCGCAAAGAGTTATTGCTGAAAATGCGGGTAATCCTCGGGCACAGTCACCGGCTACGACATCTTCGGACCCTATTGACATGACCAGCGCTTTTAACCAACAGCCTGTAGATACTACCGGCGGCTTTAACGTTGGTGACGTTACCTTACCCGGTGCTACGGTTACACCAGAGTATCAAGCGCAGCCTGATTTTACATACACCCCACCGCCTACTACGTTTACTGAGTTGACGGGTATAGGTGAAAATGCGGGTCAATCCGACTATCAAGAATTTATCGCACAAAATCCGCAACAAACAGCAACACAATATTCAACGTATACACCGCCAGAGTTTCAAGGAGTGGGATCGTATCTGACTCCGCAGCAGGGTTCGTACCTTATGTATTCGACACCCGGTAGTGTATTTAAAAGACCTGAAGGAGGTTAAGATGAAAGGTAAAGTAAAAGTAAACGGTTCAGCGCCAAAAGCGCCACCAAAGCCAGTAGAGTATGCACAGATCGACAAGCAAGGTCGTATTCCTTATGGGAAGACCGCTAACGTTTCTGTACCAAAATCTGTAATTGATTACAGTGGTGCTTCACCTACTCGGAAAGAAACCGCTCGTGGCATGGGTGCCGCGAAACGTGGTGGTAGTTACATAGGTTGTTAAGATGCCATTAAAGAAAGGTAGTAGCGACAAAACGAAAAGCCAGAACATCAAGAAGTTGATGGACGAAGGCTATGCACAGAATCAAGCAGTTGCTATTGCTTTGTCTAAGGCTGGAGAAACGCCTGCCAAGCGTATGGCACGTGGCGGAATGGTAAAGGGTTTTAGCCCAATTGCGCGGCCACAACGTTTTCAAGGAGTTTTTTAAATGGTCGATTTTTCTCGTTTTATGCAAGAACCTGTAAGAGGTTTAGGAGGAGGTCGTTTTAACCCAAATCCCCCAAAACAGGCTCCAGCACCACCTAAAAAAGCTCCGATTCCTGTACCACAGGTTGATCTTACAGGAATTGATTTAAGCAACATACAAATACCAAATTTACCTGTTGCGGCTCCGCCAGTTGCAGTGGCTCCCCCACCGCCTCCGGTAGCGCCAGCACCCGCTCCTGTACCTATTCCACAGATTGATCCTGAGGTATTGGCACAAATACAACAACAGTTTAATATCCCTGCCCCGGCACCGGTCAAACCCGCCCCTGCCCCGGCACCGGTCAAAGAGGTTGCTCCACCGCCACCCCCACCGGTACAAGTAGCACCCCCTAGAATTGAAGAACCGCCGAAAGCACCGCCAGTTCAGGTTCCGTTGCCGCCTGTTATTGATGTTCCACCGGCGCAAGGCTTTATGCCTGAACCGTTACCACCAATTAAGGAGCCGGTTAAGCAAGTAGCGCCACCGCCTCCACCGCCTCCTCCTGTGCCAACAATTGATCCATCTTTATACAGTGATCCGCAATTAGGTACGCCAGTAAATCCTCCGAAAGTTATACCGGGTGATTCAGGTCCTATTATTGCTAATCCGAATGAGCCTATTGCTCCGCCGCCTGTTCAGGTTCCACCACCTGTAGTACAACCGGCACCGGCTCCACCACCTGTGCAAGTAGCACCACCTGTGCAACCACCCTTGCCTCCGGCTATACCTCAAATTGATCCAGAGATTCTTGCACAGATACAACAAGAATTTAAC